ATGTCTTCACCCTCTTTCGCTCTAACCCGAAACAGTTTGCCCAGCACGGCACTGCGGGTCAGGCCGAACTTCCTGCCTATCTCTGCTGCGCTCATACCTTCCCGGGTGTACCGCAGTAGCGCCGCAATCTTTTCTTTGGTCCAAGCTACCTTAGTCATTTTATTTTTCTTAACTTGTTAGGTTCTTCGACACCCGCGCTGGGTTTGTACGGCCAGCCCGCACTGGCTGGAGGAGACGTAGTCGGATACCGCTGACCCCACATGGCATCTATATACTCTGCTTCGCTCCTACCTTCACGAAGTTCAAGCAGGATAGCTCTAGCGTCTTTGTCGTAGTGTGCGCTCATTCTGTTTCCTTTCCTTCGCTAACAGAGATAGGACCGATCTGACATTCACGCAGCACCGCTGCGTACCCTGCGATATCCGTAGCACTATCCTGATGCTTCGGGGTCTGCACCAGACGGGCCATTTTAACCGCGATCATACACATCGCAACCTGTACGGGGGTCACCGGCAAATTAAGGCAGACGCTCCATAGAGTCGCAATACGCTCCATGTTCAGGTGCATGGGTCCGTAGCTCTCGCCACGCTCCTTGATAACCCGCGCTGCTTCTTTCAGCATTTCATGTCCGTGCTTCACTTTACGTTACCTCCCGACTTAAGAATGTCACCGGAGAATACGTAAGTACCCACGTGCTCCAGCTTGATGAATGGGTTGATGTAGATATTGCCGCCGTGCTTACGCACCAGCTCGCAGAAGTGGTAGTCCTCCGACAGCAGCGCTCCACCAGCGTCGATACTAGTAGCAAAGAACTCATGCGTCAGGGGCTTGTAGTATTCCCCGGTCTGCGGGTCTTTGTGGGTCGATACGCGATAGGTAGGTACGTGGGGCATAAGGTGTTCAAATACCCCCCGTTTGATTAGCATGAAGCCAGTACCACCATGCCGGGTTTCGAACAGCCCGTTATCATCCGTCTCGGCATCAGCGCCGCCGATCATGTTAAAGACAAACGCACCGCCATAGTCCTGCAGGTTGTCCTTGCCTTCTTTCGCGGCCTTGTTGATCTGCTTCCAGTCAACTTCCTTCTTGGGGTACAGCCCGCATACAACGTCTCTGTCTGCAGCAAGAAGGTTTAAGACTGCCGTTTCATCAAACCCAATGTCTGCGTCGATGAACATAAGGTAGTCGTAGTCCTGCTCAAGGAACACACGCGCCAGTTCGTTGCGGGCACGGGTGATGAGGCTTTCGTTCATGATGTGCGCCCAGAATACAGGCGCACCCAGCTCACGCAGCTTGGCTACCGTACGCAGAACGCCTTGCACGTAGTAACCCGTGCACATACCACCGTACATCGGTGTGGCGATCATCACGCTTGGTCTGGTTGGTTTTTGGTCGGTCATTTCTTTCTCACTACTGCTTGGTACCCAAAGTGAACCGGGAGTAACTGCTCGGCAAAGATATTCGTGAAAGCATCTACAGCCAGCTTGGGCCTGTGCAGGATGTTCTTGGGGTCGCCCCACAGGTAGTCGTCGAATACCATAACGCCATCCTTCTTCAGCAGCGGCCACGCAAGGCAAGCGTCGGTCAGTACATCAGGTGCAGTATGGGAAGCGTCGATATAGATGAAGTCGTAAATCGAGTAGTCTTCAGGGTCTTCAATAAGAAACTGGGCAAGGCGCTGTGCTGACGTACCTTTGTACTTATTCACTTCGCGGTTTTTAAACTTACCCGTTATGAGTTTTACGTTATGGTCAAAGTTCTTTTCTACTTCTCCCATATCCAGAACTTCGTGTTCTTCGCCGCCAGCCCATGTATCTATGCAGTCGATGAAGCCACCATCCTGCATCATGTTCTCTACGATCCAGACAGTGCTGCGCCCTTCGAACGAACCAAGTTCTAGGAAAGCCATACGTTCGGGAAGCAGTGGGGTTAGTTTCTCCCATAACTCCGGTGCCCAGTGAAACCAGTCTTGGGTGAACTTGTAGTCGGTCATGGTTGTCCTAGTTTCTTGTAGGGGTTGTTATTGGTTAGAGATTCTTGAACTCGGGCTAAGGCTTGGTTTTGGTAGGCTTGGGCTAAGGCTTGGGCTTGGTTAAGGTGGACTTTGGAAAACAAATCCTCCTGCTCAGTCTCTGGGTTCAGCAGTTCCTTCATCATCTCCCTGTGCGCACCGTCCAGCATTAGCTTGTTGTAAACAGGCTGTACTGCGTCCTTATCTGCCTGTGACCCGTGCTCTAGGATACGTTCTAGTACCCAACGCCATCTGCCATTGGACATTTCTTCCGGGTTAGACGCAGCGCGTCTTAGGAATAGGTCTGTTAGTGGGTGTAGTTCTTCAGTAGTCATCCCTTCCGCGCCCTCTCTATGTATTTATCTAACTGTCGCATTTGATCCTTAATGGGAAACTTACCGCTTTTACTGGAGTTGCCGGATATTACCTGCACCAGCTTCCCGTCTGCGGTGAACAGCTTGGTGTGTTTGCTGCCGTTCTCAATCCGCAGCCCCCGGCTTTGTGCGTAGTCTAGTAGTTCTCTGTATTTGTTCATCTTGGCCCCCCTACCGCTCCCTTTAGCCTGTCGCCTTCGTGGCGAAATAGGCGTTGCAAAAATCGTCATAGGTCGGGCGCGACGAACTCACAGTCATGTCGCCGTTGTCATTAAAAACCGCCGCCTCGCAACTGTTCGCGCTCAATGCGTTAGCGCCCAGAATAAGGCCCGCCACTAGAAAAAACACCACGGCCCACGCGGCTAAGAAGAAACCGATAAAATCCCAATCCATATCCATCAGCAATCTCCGTAAGTTTCGCCGCTTCCGGCTTCGCAGTTAAGAGGTAAGTCCATCGCCCAGCTTGGGCGCATCCGCATAAAGATTTCTACGTTCTCTTTTGCGGTGTTAACGTCACTTGCGGGTACGATACACGCGATAGCGTCGTGCACCGTCATGACCACCTTGTACTTCTTGGCTATCATCAGCATCTGTTCGCCAATGATAATGCGGGCCAAAGCCTGACACAGATTTTCGACCACCTTGCCGCCGTAGATACGGTTAGGCACAGTCGTCTTACCCTTCTTGGTATCGTAAACGTACTCCGTCTTGCCTTCGTTACTGTGCGTCTTCAGGTTGGGGTACTTGATATACAGCCCGTTCGGTAGGCGTATGCCTTTCTCCCCCTCCACCAACAATACGTCATTGCGGCCCAACGGGGTCGTCTGGTTGTTCGTTATAGCCTTCAGCGCATCACCAGCTTCACGCCACAACTTAGTAATGGCCGGGTAAGACTTACGGTAAGTGTCGATGATAGCCTGTGCTTCGTCTTCAGAAACCTCTACCCCAAACGCCTTCAACTGCTTGCGGAACTTGGCGGCACCCATGCCGTAGCCGCACCCAAGGATCGTGGTCTTACCCACGAACCGTTCGTCCTTGGTAACGTCTTCTTCGGCCTTGTTGTAAATCTTGGACGCCATGATCTTGTAAACGTCCTCGCCCTTCTCAAAGGCTTCGACCAAGTCCTGCTGCCCAGCCAGCCACGCCAGAGTACGCGCTTCGATCTGGCTGCTGTCACTGTCGATAAGCAGGTGGCCCTCCGGGGCTTGGATCGCATACTTGAGCGGCGACTTGCGCGGCAGGTTCTGCATATTGATCTTGTCGCTACCACCCCAGCGCCCAGTATGGGCAGCGTAATAACGCAACGGGATGGGGAGCGTGCCACGCTCGGCTATCCCTATGAACCTCTCCGTCCTTGTTTCTTCCAGCGTAGACTTTACGCCCAGCCGTGCAGCCACCAGCGCCTGTACCCGCACATCGTCGTGCTCCAGCAGCGCCTTGAAGTCTTCGTCGTTCTTGCCCAGAGCCAAAGTCTCTTTGCCCGTAGTCGGGCTGATCTTCATGGGCGGCTCAACCCCCATACCCACAAGCGCCGCAGCAAACTTGGGGTTGGACATAAGGACTTCTTCGTTAGCCGCAACAGCCAACATCAACTCACCCTTGCGCTTCTGAACCCCGAACAAATGCTCCTTCAGCATAAACTCGTTCAGTTCCAGCACCGGCTCCGAAAACATACGGATGGTAAGGTCGATAAGGCGAAGCTCAGACACAGGGAAACCGGGGGACAGTACCCCAAACAACTTATAGGTAAGCTCCGTGTCGTTCTTGCAGTAGGCAGCGTACCGGCGTAGCGCCGCCGCATCGAAGTCCAGTCTGCGCATACCCAGCGCGTTGATAACCTCGTCGCCCTTCTCACCCAGCTTGTACTGCTTAACCAGCGCAGCAAGGCTACCCCCGGAGTCAGGACCGTTAAGGGCTTTCGCCATCGACATGGTATCGGCAATTCGCTTGGGCCTGATATCGAACACCCATGACAGGATAGCCATATCAAACATGGCGTTATGGGCTACCACTACCGAATTGGCCCAATCGTACCTATCCAGAAACCGCTTAGTCTCGTCCTTCGTACCGCTGAACCATTCGGCAGGTGCGTCGTCCACCTTCACGGACACGCCGATCACTTCGAACTTAGGCGAACGGACGTACTCCTCCGTCGTTATCTTGGATAACGAAAAGTCTTTGGAGTAGTAGGTTTCGAAGTCTAGGGTAATTACTTGCATAGTGCTTTGGCCTATCACTTCTTTATGGAACGGTCATAGGCGCGAGCCAGCACGTTCAGCAACACGGCCACTTCGCCTACGGATTTCTCGTCAACCACAACCGCAACGCCGCCAGCCGCTTTGATTGCTTCGATCTCCCGGTCTTGCAGGGGTGTGGTTTTGTTGCCGTTTGCCTTGCACTCTATGGCAAGGAAGCGTCCGTTGTAGCAGCACACGATATCGGGGACGCCGCTGCGTCCCATACCAAATGTAGCGGGGAAGAAATAATATGCGCCGTGGGCCTTGAGTATCTCAACGACTTTGGCTTTAACTTTCTTTTCTGGTGTAGCGGCCATGTGCTTTCCCGTTTGTTGGTCAGCCACCCTACACCATGGCTAGACAAAGTCAAACACAAAAAAAAAGGGGCCACCCGCTAAGGTGACCCCTTGGAAAGGACCTAACAATGTTAGGTCGTGGAATGAAAGATATAGAATAGGTTCTCGTCGTAACGATAGCCGACGTTGTCTAGGAACTCTCCGTTGTCTATCAGCTTGAGCATACCCAAAGCCTGTCGCATATACGCAGGCAACGTGTTGTCCGGTGCTGTGAAGAACGCATCTTCTGAATCCGCGACGATATATTTGTCCTTGTCCCGGATCACAGTAGCGCCGCCGCTGCTGTTTACTTTCTTTTTCGCACGTTCGATGACATCTAGTTTGTGCTTTTGGTTAATGTAGTTATCAAGCACGGTAGGGTCATCCCCTCTGTTCTGCATGAAGTCTCTAACTTGCGCTTCATTAGCAAGAATAAAACTCTCCACCGCACCTAGGATACTTTTGCGTGCTTTAGTATAGTTATCACTCGCAACAGAAAGGCTTACGGTTGTGCGTGTATCTATGTCGTTTAGAACTGCCCGCACCCTCTCCTTAACTGTTTCCGGTTTGAAGTATTTACGCACGACGGTCAGGGCTTTCTTCTCGTCCTTGGTTGTTATCCTGTTTTTCCTGTTGGGGATACGCGCACCACTAACCGTAAACGCGGGGTCGCCGCGCCGATCCCCCCCAAAACTCACGCCGCCCAACCTCTCCCGGTTAGCGTAAACATCGAACGCGCAAAGAGTACCAACGTCACCGCAATGCCACTTTGTTTTAACTACGAACTTCCATGCAGGGAACTTCTTGGAGGCTTCATAGATAAGCGCCCGTAGTCTAGGGTGGATATCTACTGTCTTGGGCCACATCTGCGATTTGTCTCGCTCTTTGGCCCACAGAACATTCGGCGCACCAACCTCTACATACTCATACTTCAGATCATCTAACATTGTTAGGTCCTTACCACTTGTACTGTTTCAGGATTGCATCAACCTTGTTCTTAACGTCTGCGCGTTCTGTGGCGCTTTCCTTGATGCTCTCCATATCCGTGTTAGATATAGTGCGCTCCAAGTCCTGACGCGCACGCTCCAGTGCAGGGTCACCCGTTACGTTGAGGTGGGTAAGCACACCGCACAACTCCACCGCATTGTCGATCAGGCTGTCGTGGTAACGCTTCTTGATTTCATCGCCATCCTTGTCGGTCAGCTTGTCGCTAATGCCCAGCAGCATCTTATGCAGCCGGTCCCACGGGTCTTTCATGGCATCGGCCAGCCGGTCCTTAAAGCTGTCCTCATACCCACGACGCACCTCCTCCAGTTCCTGCGCTGGTAGGTCCAAGCGGAAGTCACCACTCTCGGGCACGGGGGCAAACACCATACGGAACCCGAACTTGCTGTAAACTTCGTCAGGCGAAGGGTAGTCAGCCGGGTCGAACAGGTTACCCAAGTAATTGTGGGAAGTCTGAACAAGCGCAGGGTAGTCAGCGATGAACTGGTTAACCATGCGGTCAAAGGCATAGCGCCGATTGTTCGCCTCCTGCTTGTAGTCTAGGAACAGGCTGGTCGGGAGCAGACGCGCCCCCTTGTCAGCCCACGGCAGGGTCTTGGTGTTATGCCACAACCGGCAAGCCGCAGCGTGATCGGCAATCTCCTTTCTCTGGCTTGTGCCAGCCATCAGGTTCTTGCGAACCTGCGCTGCGTTCTTCACGGCGTTGGCGTTGTTAGTAACGCTATCGGTTGCACCCCGGTCCAGCTTGTTAGCAGTCCAGACAGAGATGTTCAGTTCGACTAGCATGGAAGATGATGTGATACTCATGCTGTTGCTCCTTGATGTGGACCTAACAATGTTAGGTTCTAGTTGATTACTTGTACCGAAGAACGTCTACGGTCTTGTTATTGTCATTGCGCGTCGCGGAATAGTTACCAGCACCCCACAGATAGTGTGAGTATGCGTTGATATTCTGCGCCAGCGTAGGTGCGTGGAACCTATCGTATGGGACAGCCACAGCGTCACCAGCTTTCATATTCTCCATGAACGGTTTGTAGTACGCCATGGTTTCACCGCGAGCATAGCGGTTACCGGGAGCATTGGCGCTACGGCGCTTGCGCCTCTTGGGTTCATGCGCTTCCAGTTCACCGTATGTAGTGCCATCCGGCAGGATGATTTTATACTTGGCTTCCACGGCATTGAGTATATTCAACAGCTTTTCCAAGCCGTTCTTCTGGATGTTGAGGATGTGGTTCTGCGTCATGTTGATCTTCATCGTCTTTCTCCTTGGTTTACTTTTCGGGTTTCCCGGCAGCTTTTGCTACCCGGTAGTGATGATCTGTTATGAGTTTGATTTCCGTTATTGACTCAGCTTCTTCTTCATAAACATGGTACGTGTAGTTGGTCGTCTTGTTGTCACTCCCTTGGTTGTACTTGCTTTCATAGCGCTCCATGCTGTTGAGCATCTCGGCAAATTGCAGAGCCTTTGCTGGCTCCATCACATATTCCTTGTACCCAAAACGAACTACTGCCTTGGTCATATCAAACCTCCATGTGAATAGTTTTGCCTGTCGGGGCGGTTGCAGACTTATTGTTAATGACAACCCACATAATCGGCGCATCCCACGGCCCACCCCAATCGCTGCCCACGTGACCATCGGTCAGCATGATGGTGCACTCAGGGTTCAGGTTGTGCTGCTTGAGGTAGTTGGAAACGCAGCTAGGTGCAGTGCCACCGCCACCCTTGGGCTTTGTGCTTTGGATCAGACTAACAATGTTAGCCTCATCGTAAACCTCATGCGCCGCCACGCTGTGATCCCAATACAACAGGTGCAGCTTCTCGGGGTGTACGTCCTCCGCGATAGACTTAACCTCGGACAGGAACGCAGTCAGAATATCGCCGCCGATAGAACCGGACGTATCAATACCCACCACGATCTGACCCACACGCTCGCTAACCATGGACGGCATATAGATATCAGAGTGCAGGAAGCGCCTGTTCGGTTTGCGCCACGATGACGTATCCCTGCCAGCGCAGATAGACTTGACGAACTCACGCAGTTCTTCGCGCCAATCCACCTGCGGCTTGAGCAGTTCACCGATACCACGCTCCAGATCACCGTCGAAGTTCCCCGCCATCAGACCCTGACGCAGCGCACGTTCGATATCTTCCTTCAGCTTCTCACGTTCTTCCTTCGGTATCTCAGCAGCACCCTTCCAATCGTGCTCATCGAACCCCTCCCCGCCTTCACCGCGCGGACCATCACCGTCCTGCTTCTCCTTCTTCAGGATATCGAACACCTGCTTGACGTTCATACCGTTGAAGCGTGGATCATACAGACCGATCAACCTACCGTTCGCATCGCGCGGCATGGCGATCACCGTTTCGTTCGGATCAAGTTTGATAAGCATACCGTTGTTGACGTAATCACAGGCCATGTTGGTCAGTTTGGGGTCCTCTTCCCACAGCTTGCGCCATACCGTCAGGTCGCCCTTCACCTTGTGCATCACCTCATGGATCACAACGAACGCTGCTTCCTTGCGTTGAAGGCCGACCATGAACGCACGGCCATACTTTTCATCGCGGCCATTGGTACAGGCAGTTGGGAAATTATCCACCACCTCCACCTTGCCAAGCATCATAACCCCGCCCAGCGCTTTGAACTTATCATCCCGCATCAACGCGACACGCGCTGTTTTCAGCTTGCGCTCTGCGGTTTGTTCTTCCTGTTTGAATAATGGTTGCATCTTGTTGCTCTTTCTTTGGTTGGTTAGGACCTAACATTGTTAGGTGTTTTTGGTTTGGTAGTTAGTCTCTCGGCCAGCCCCACCACATGACAAGCACGCAGAACACGAAGCCGACTAGGATATATCCATTCACCATCACAGCAGGTCCTGATTTTCTTGCAGCCAGTTGGAGAAAGTCTTGTTGGTGAACACGATGTTCTGCTTGGTCTTGTCCTTGGCAGCAGTAATACAGAACACGCTCTGCCACTCAGGCTCCATGCGCTCGACATAGGTCAGCAGGGGCGTTGCGTTGTTTTTATCCAGCGCAGCCACCGCACTATAGACAAGCACAGCACACGCACCGGGCGTTGTGGGCAGCGGCGCACCCTTGGGATCACGCAGGATAACGTCACGCGCCGGGAGTTGGTCCTGATACGCTATGTAGGCTTCCATATCCTTGGCCGCAGCCTTGCCGATACAGCCAGCCATCGCAGCAGCAAGAGCATTGGAAGTGTACGCCTCGCGGTTATTCACGATACGGCTAACATTCTCCAGCGAACGACCAGTCACAAACGCATCTTGCTGGAACTTAGGGTTGAAGATGTACGGGTTGCTGTCCTGATTACCGTCCAGATAAGACGCCATGCAATGCGGGAACTGATCCACCCACGCCATCACCACGGGGCTAACATTGTTAGGTGCAGCAAAATCAGTCAGCCAGTTTTTCGCTGACGCTTTACGCACCCACAAGCGCACCTTACGGTTGTTGGTATGCGCCTTGGTATTATCGCCCAACCCGTTGCCCGACAGGTTGCCGGTCATGTAGATCAAGCTACCTTCAGGCACAGGTACATCGCCAAGCCGCGCGTTGCTGCTTTCGAGCATAGGGTGGAGCATATTCTGCACGGGTTGTGCGCCTTTGGGGAACTCGTCCATGCAGATGATGCAGGGTTTGTTAAGGTGGAAACCAAAGCGAGCGTTGGGATAGTAGCGCGTGGTTCGCGTCTCGTGGTCGATCACCGGCATGGCGATATCGCCAAGGTCCATGTTCGGCACGTCAATGAACGAAGCGTAGTAGTCAGGGAACTTTTTTCTCAGGGTGTTGAACGTATATGATTTGCCAATGCCGGGTTCGCCTACAAGTTCAAACCGCACCGTAGGGTTGGTTGCAATAAGCGTTACTGCTTCTTCAAGAGATACAGATAGGTCAAAGTTAAGCGTGGTGGTGGTCATGGTGTTGCTCCTTGGTGTGGACCTAACATTGTTAGGTGGTTTGGAAGTTGGTTTGCTTGTTGGTCAGTCGCCCGGTTGGCCGGGGTAGTCTTTTGATTATGCGTAGCATAGCATATGTGCTGTACAATGTCAAGCTAGTTTGGCACAAGGTTGGGCTAACTCTAACCTTTGATATGTGCTGACGTGTGCTGACGTGGTCTTTCATACCCACGCATACGGGTCTTTGACGATTTGCCCCGTGGTTATGGTTTGCTTGGCAAGCAGTTCGTCCTTGTGAGTACTGATGATCGCCCGCTTCAGCGCGGTGGATATGATCTTCTCTAGGTCAAGACCGGCGATGGGGCTGTAGTTAGGGTTATGGTGATCGACAAAGAACCGCCAGTATGTGTTTCTGGTGGTGAGGGAGTAGTTATACATAAGCACCTTGGACAATTCGAACGCAGCCTCCGGTTCAGGTGCGAACACACCGTCCTTGTAGTTTTCTTGGTTAGTCAGCGCGTCCAGCGTGTGCCATTGCGCCATACCCTGCCCGCGCCATGCGTCTACCTTGGATAGGCCAAGCAGGTAGTTGTAGTAGTTTTTGAATTGTTTGAGTTTCGCGTTCAGTTCCTTTCTCTTTAGTGTGTGCGTCTCAGGATACACGGGGTCAATGATCTTGTTCTCCCGGTAACCCACCGCCTCCAGCTGCATCCCGTTCTGGAAAAGAAAACACTTCCCGTCATGGTCCCGCACCCATGTGCGGCTGTGCTGTTGTGAAATGGTTGTGTTGGTTATTGCGTATATGGCAGCACGGGTTGAGACGGTGTTCGTGATCCTGCCGCCCATGTTCAGGGTGATCTTGTTATCCGGGGTGTAGGTCACTAGGTCTGTGGCGTAGAGGCGCACGATGATGCTGTCGCCGTGCTTCCTGATATTGAAGTGCTGCTTGCGGCGCTCGGCCATGGGTCGGCAGTTGGAGTTGCGTATCGGGGTGATGCTGTCGTGGTGCCGCAGCGCGGCCTCGTAGTTGTGAAGGTACTTGGTACCTCTGGTGTCTAGGCTAAAAGACATTGTATGTTGCTCCTATTCTAGTTGTTGGTAACCTAACAATGTTAGGTGGTTCTTTTGGGTTGGTCAGGACGCAGCGCGAGCCAGCACTGGCTTGTTAAACGCAGGGACGTACAGGCGTTTCTTGTACCCGTTACCGATATTGACGCAGTTGTAGTACCAGACAGCCTGAGACAGGCTACCCACGATGCGGTATTGGGTCTTATATCCACCCTTGCCCCGTCCGATCTGCACAAGGAAGTGTGTCTGGTCATGGTAGGCGATGCGCTTACCATCCAGTTCGTTGTACTTGAACTCTATGGGCGTGAAGGGTGCTTCTTTAGTGTTGCTGGTTTGGGTGTTCATTGTTCACTCCTCTTTGGGTTCAGACCTTTCAGGTCATTCAGGTCACTGACTACGAAAAAACTACTCTTGTGGCCGTTCACCACGGTCCACTTCCTCTGCTTAGCTACCCAGTCCCCGCACTCAAGGCAGACCCGATAGCCTAGTTTGTATCTTTCGGGGGCGATTGTGCCCCCGCACCCACATTCATGTCTCATCACACCCTCCGGGCTATGATCTTATCGGCACCGGTCTTGAAGTACTTGGCTGCTTTCTCGCGGGCAGTATGCGGACCCTCTGCACGGACGGTCAGGATGCGGGAACCATAATGGCAGTCGAAGCGGTACAGGGTTGGGTTGTAGGTGGCCCGCGCCTTGTAGGGGTTGTGGTAGTAGTAAGTATAGAGTTCGTTGTGGTGGTTCGACATTGGTGTGGTCTTTCTCTGACAGGGGTTAGATTTCTTCGGCTACTGCGTACTCGACGCCTTCGTAAACGACGATCCACGCGCCTTCGGGTAGGTCTTTGACATCGGCAGCGGGGTAGAGACGCAGACCCTGCTTGCGTAAGTGTTCGATCTGTTCGGCGGTAATGTGTCTTTTAGTCATTGGTTTGTTCCTCTGGTTATTACCTAACAATGTTAGGTGGTTTGGAAGTTGGTCGGTTTGGTCTGGACCTGATAAGGCTCCATTGTTTGTAGTGTAGCACACTTAGTTGACAATGTCAAGGTAGTTCCCTGATAAGTATCTGAAACTATTGTATTGTTAGAGCAAGGGGTTGGCGGGGTGCGGGTGTGATGGGCGCGGGGTATTGTTAAATGTTCAAAGTGAAAAGTGGTTTTTGAACGAAAGATTGAACAAATGTAAGTGCCCGTAAGTAAAGGATAAAAGGCTAAAAAAAAGAGGTAGTG